CCGTAAAACATTGTTTCTGCCTGTGTCTGGTTCATTGCTTCTAAGAAAGCAGTGTCTTCAGATAGACGGAATTGTGCAGTGTTACCATTTAACATTGCCAAGTCTTTATCAACTTCAGATCTTGCTTCTAGAATTCCACAAGCTTCATCGATTTGGGCTGTTGTTGACTTAGTTGATGGAATACCTTGGTTTAATGCTCTCCAGTAAACTCCGGGTAGTCCTGTTCTAATAACTACACGTTCTCCAGTTGGTAAGTTACCTTCTTTAAAAACGCAGTCATCTAGTATTTCGTTTGACTGTGATAACAGTTCTGCAACGATTGGAACTCTACCGTCTGGGTCAGATCTTTTTGCCCAATCCGCTAGTGTTAAATTTGAATTTGAGAGAGTAGCCATTAATTAACTCCTTATTTAGATTGCTGATTAGAATATAGTGCGTTTGCTATGCCGTTAAAATCTTTTGGAACATTGGATTTACCAACAGCACCTTCAGAATTACCAACATAACTGTCTTCACTAATTGCCTTACCTGCTCGATACATAAACCGAATTACTTCGGGATGATTACCCAAGCCTGTTTCTTGTAGCAGCGACTTTAAAGCATCAGTACCAAAAGTATCGAGTGATGCCTTTGCAACATCTAAGTTGTCAGTTAAACTTTCGCCACCAAATTCTTGATCTGATTTTGATTGGTTTGCCCATTCAACTTTTGTTTGCTCGATAACTTTTGCTTGTTTTGCCTGTATTACAGGTGCAACTTTATCTAATACTTTTTGTGCAGCTTCTTGTGGCAGGTTTAGTTCTTTAGCGACATCACCGAATGCAGTTAAGACTTCGGGGTCGAGTTCATCTGGAGCGTCAGCTACTTTAGAATTAAACTCGTATTTCTCAGGTGCACCTTCTGGTGTTTCTGATTCGCTAGTTTCACTTTCAACAGTGGTTTCATCCGAAACTTGTTGATTCTGTACACTTTCGGCTTGCTGCTCAGTGTCAGTAGTTGCTTCAGTTGATTGCTCAGTTGTTGCGTCTACTGGCTGTTGAGTGTCGCCTTCATTTGTTTGGTTGGCTTCCGTCATCAGCGTCTCTGACATTTTTTTGTTCCTTGATCATTGTCGGATATAGTTCTGGGCAGAGAGAGTGAACCAAGTTCAGTAATTGCAAACCATAGTTTCTGTTACCTTCGCTAAATGACATTGCCATTGCGTTGGTGTTAAACGATGATCGAAATACACCTGCTTGCTCCAGAAGTCTCCAGACTAATCTGCGACCCCTCTTGCTGCTCATGAGCCACTTAATATCCGATTCCTCGTTCTGTCGGTCAATTTTTTCAACAAACTTTTTATTGTCTTTTGATTTTTGTTGACTTTTAAGATCGAGAGGATTGTATTCGCTCATGTTCTAATATATCTAGTTATTACTTGGTTACGGTCACACCTAACCATAAAGCTTTTTAGCCATTTCTTCTTTGCTAGTTCTTTTTGCTTTTACAAAAGCACTATCTTTTGGAGCGCCTTTGCTACCTTTTTTACGCATACGTTCTCCAGAACCATCTTTAATTCTTTTACGTTTTGCGTGAATGTTTTCGTATAAACTCATTTGTTGCTACCGCCATACAAAATTCTTGTAATCCTATCAATAGCGCTTTCTCCTTTGTCTTTTTTCTTCTTTTTATCTTTATTATGTTTTTCTATCATGTCTCTATACCTTTTTTTGTAGTCAGGTGACATTTTTGTAAAATTAGGATCTTCCATTTAAACCTCCAAAGGTGATGGTGAATTGTAACCGCTAAACTGATTCATAAGATCCATTGCATTACCTGCATCAACCTTACCAAGTTTAGCCATATTGTCAGCAGCTTGCTGTTGTTGTTCAGCCTGTGCTGCTGCCTGTTGTGCTGCTGCTCTTTCTTTACGGATTTTAGCTACCTGTGTTCCGGGAACTATTAACGATGGGTCAACTCCTAACATATCCGCATAGCCATCAGCCCATGAATCAGAATCAAATTTATCTAATACATCAGGTTTCATCTGGGCTACTAATCCCATGCTATTGACATATCTATCTACACTATTAGTTCCTATCGCACGTTGTGCTTGTGCCAACATAGATACAAATTCTACGTTTAATTCCATGCCCTGTAATTCTGGTGGGGCAGGTGGTACTAAATTATTTTCCAGCATTCTGTTAAACGTAATATCAATTAACGGATCTAACAATTCATTATGTAATCTTTCCAATACTGGCCCTAACATAAGCAGTTTTTCTTCATGACGTTCTGCTACTTCTGTTGCGGTCATCCTAGTATCAGTAGCATTTGCCAACATTAAAAACAAATCAGCATAAAAACTACCATTAATACGCTGCCTTACGTCCTGTATATCAGCTAATAAATGATTTAAATTCAGATTTACGTTAAATGCTGTCTCAATTTTGCCTTGTTGACCATCAATAAAGGTAACACCACCCGGAAGACTGTCTACATCACGGTTTTTAAGGTAACTAGGTACTTGTAATGGTGGTTTTGTTTGGTAATCAATGCCCTGTGCCTTGCGTAATTGTTCATGTTGTAACTGTTTTATGTCACCTAATGCTTCCATTCCCGGTGAATTACCATAAATATCACCACCTGCAACACCCCATCTTGGCACAACTGCTGGAAATTCTTTGTATCCACTTTCTCGTAGCACTTGTTCTCCATCACCGCCTTGCTCAAAGTAACAAGATTTGAATGCCATGTTGGTATTATCTTTCTTTTTAAAATCACGTTCCCTATCATCCCTTGGTTCTATAGCATGAATAATGGTTACATAACTATCTAGGTTACCCCTGTCGAACAGATTCTTAACGGACGTTGAACAGTTGTTATACCCAAACTCTCTTACCAGTTCTCCTACCGTTTTCTGAAACTCTCTGTACAAAGTGTTTACTCTGCCCTGATAATCCGTAGCAATTGCATATTCTCCTACTGTTACTGGGTAATGATGGATAGCAGTTTTAGGATCAGGCAATATAATTGACCCTGCTGTTCCAAATGCTCCCAATTCTTCATACATCCCATGTAATGTTCGGTATGTATTGGATTTTGTAAACACCAATTGCATACGTTCTGTAACGTCATTAAGCCATAACTTGACAGGTGCATATCTATTAAGATCAGGATCAACCGTTCCAAGTCTGAACCACGGTCTTGCAGGGGATGTTGCACCAGCCATCATGCCAGCACCCAATGTTCTTAATGCTCTTGTACCAGTGTTGTCATATATAGAGTTATGTCTTCTATGACCTTTGTTTCTGTCCTGTACAAAATATCGTCCGTTTCTTGGCAGTAAATATGTAGTGACTTCTTGCCAATGTGACCACCAAGTAGCCCTTTCTGATCTAAGGTGACCCCACCTTGTCAGTAGTTTATCTCTCTTGGTTTTCATTGATTAACCGCCTAATAATGTGTTTTGACTGAGGTTTAATTCACTAGGATCTACTCCCATACTGCCAGTTAATAATGTTCCTGATGCTCCTTGTTGTGTTGATAGTTCACTAGCATCCAATGCACTTTCGACATCTACATTTTGTCTATTAGCTCTGTTATATTCTTGCTCAGTTCTTTGATTTTCCGCTTCTAGACGTTGTTCTGTACGTTCATTTGCTATACGTTGGTCTGCTAATGCCTGTTCTTGCACCTTTCTTTGGTTGTTAGCTGATGTTACGGCTACAACTGTAGATCCTACTGCTGCAATTGCTGCTACAACTCCCATTTCATAACTCCTTGGAATAAATAATGTCTTGTACACCGTATTTGATTCTTGGCAACAAGGCTGACAAAGTGGTGTTTTCTTTGCAATGCCATAGCATTAATTTGCATCCAAGTGATGTTGCATGATTTTCAGTCTCTCTAATCAATCTTAAACCAATTCGTCCTCCCCTATGTTCTTTGCTGATAAACAACAAATCGTTTTGGGCTATACGAAGATCGGCATAATGCAAATGATTAGTGACGAAATTAACAGAGTAACCAATTAATACATCATCTTGCCTAGCTGAAAGAATAAAGATTTGATGGGCATCTTCCATTTTGCGATACGTCATCTCATCTGGCTTAAGCTTCATCACTTCTTTGTTTCGAGCAATTTCCGTGTAATGCTCTTCAAACAAGATTGTTGCTTCAGCTAACATCTCATCAACTGTGGCGAGTTTGATGTCAATCATTGACTACTCCACATTCATCAAATGTAATGGCACTATCGCCAGTTACGGTCACACCATTCATAGAAAAATACTTGGTTATACAATCAAATATTATATGTACTCTGTCAGTCATGCCAACATTGTCCGCTGTATGTACTTTTTTATGGTTAAACCACCAGACCTCGCCTACCTCAAACTTTTGCTTTTGATCTCCGCAAGTTTGGCTACACCATTGGTTACTTTGCAACACAATATGAAACCTTGAGTAGTGGTCTGCATACAATCCTTGGTCATTATGTTTGGTTACATGACCACTAGGTTTTAGATTAACGACAAGTACCCTACCCATCTCCTTAACTCCTAATTTCTCTAGTACTGGTCGCATTAATGGTACTAGTGCATCCTTTAAATACTCCATGCATGGGTAGTCATATGATCCTAAATCGTGCATGACGTAATACAAACTCATTTTTAGTGGCCCTCTGACGTATATACACTCGGTATCTTTATGTGGTGAGTTACTACTCTTTTGTCGTGCTGTTATTTCTGTCCATAACTCAGGTTTATCTTCCAATAATTTAAGCAGTGGTTTTACATCTAAACCTTCTGCTACACGAATAAAATTACATTCTGGTGTATGGGTCATATTCTGCCTTCTGTGTGGTTTCTTTACGTCTTTTGATGTATATATCCTCTGGTTGTTTCTTGGATACTGGGAGGGCAAAGGTTAGTGCTAGTGCATCAGCTAGATCTGGTGACCCTGCCCCCTGCAATCTCTTCTTTATCTGATCCTTACTCTCCAATACTTTCCTACCCACATTGTCATACCAATATATCGGTGTTGCTAACTCTTGTTTTAGTGCGGTGTCATTTGGTATTGCACCTCCTTCTTCTACCCATTCTTTCATTAACCACCACATCTCAGTCCTACGGTTAATGTATTGATCTGGTTTGGTTGCCTTACCTCCAAATGGTATCTCGATTACGTCATATGCTAATTGCCTTAGTCTGTCGATTACACCACTACCTGCACCTGCATCACAAAACACTGCATCTGGGTTATGTTCCTCTATCAGGTTGGCTATCCTTGCAGCTAGATCCATGTTGTCTAGACCTCGATAAACAATAGGCTTGAATCCCTGCCTACCTTGCCTACGGAACACTACAGATCTGTCATCCCCAAACCTTGCTGGGTCGATACCAAACACTATTGGAGAGAATTCTACATCTGCTTTCTGGTATACACGTTGTGCTGCTACTTCGGTATCTGCCAATGCAATAAGTTGGTCATCACCTGCTGCACTGAAGTCACATAGATATTCCCTAGCAAACGATGTCTCACTCATATCACGTTTGAGACGAATCACCTCATCAGGATGCAAGCTATCGGTATCAAATACTGTGTATCTGGCTGCTGTCCATCCGTCTTCGTCTATGGCCTTGTAATACAACTCAGAGAACAAGTTGATGCCTGATGGAGTACCAATAAAGATTGCCCATCCTAGTCTGTCTGAGAGTGCAGGTTGACATACATCTAGCCATAGTTCTGGTTTGATCTGTGCAACCTCATCAA